CGGAGGGCGCTCTCGGTCAGGCGTGCGCCGAAGCCGGCCTCCTGGGCCTGCTCGACCCGCACCACCAGCGCCCGGTAGGCCTCCAGGTCCCGGGCTCCCTGCTCCACCCCGCCGGCGTCCTCGGCCCGGATCACCTTGAACAGCTTGCCGCCGGACAGTTGGCCCGCGTCAGTCTTAAGCCGGACCGCCAGCACATCGTGCCGATTGTCCGGATGGCAGACGATCCCGGCGATCATGTTCGGGTCGACCGGGCCCAGCCGCAGCCGACCGTCGGCGACCACCCCCAGGTCGGCCCCGTCCCGGACGAATGCCAGGATCAGCTGCTCCCCGAAGAGGCTCAGCTCCCGCACCATCGCCTCCGCCCCGCCGCCGTCCAGGTCATTGACCGGGTCGTCCCAGAACGCCCGGAGCGCCTCGTCGACCGCCGGGTCCTCGGCCTGGATCGTGGCCCCGTCCCCCAGCACGTAATCGACCATGATCTCGATCAGTGACTTCGCCAGCGGGTTTGTGTTCCACAGCCGGTAAGCGGCCTCGTTCGCCCGCTCCTGGCTGACGCTCGACAGGTCCCGGGGCGTGGTCTGCATCGTCCGGTAGCCGAGCCGGATCGCCCGGCCATCGCTCGTGGTCAGGGGCGGCTCGTCCTCGCCGGAGTAGTCGAGCGCCTCTCGGAAGGCCTCCTGCGCCGCCCGCCGGGCCAGGCCCCGGGCGTCCACCTCCGTCATCCCCCCGAAGATCCGGACCAGCCGGTCCCGCAGCCCGATCGGTCGCTCAGCCATCGCCACCTCCGATTGCCGTCTGGCTGGTCAGCACTCCCACCTGCATCTCGGCGCCGATCGGCCCCACGTAATCCAGCTGGACCTTCGGCAGCTCGCCAGCCCGCATTCGAATCGACAGTCCGCTCAGCTGTCGACTAACGTCCTCCCCGTTCAACAGCACCCGGATCCCGTGCAGCGCCCGGAAGTCCCAGATCACCCGCAGCCCCGGCCCAGTCGTAGCCCGGTCGACCAGCGCCTGCCCCCAGCGCGGGACCTTCACCCGCCGCCAAGCCCACGTCGCGGCCCGCACCGCCAGGTTCAGAGGGATCGGATAGGTCTCCGCCCAGAGCATCAGCGGACTGCGCACCGCGACCCCGTAGCCCCGTGGCACCGTCTCGCCTTCTCGCACAACCTTCATAAGTCCCATGTCGTCTCCTCAGCGCCCGTCCTGCTGCCGACGCAGCTGCTCCATCTTCTCGTTGAACTCCAGGCCGGTCTTCGTGCTGCCAATGACCGCCACCAGCACGATCACCGCCGTCACCGCAGTCATCATGATTCCCAAACAAATCAGCAATTCCACCCCCGCCTCCTCAGCGCCAGGCGCTCCGGCGCTTGCCGTCGTCCCCGTCCTCGCGCTCCCAGCCGCCCCGCTCGCCGGCCCCGATCGCCCCAGCCAGTCCAGCCCGGCCCCGGCCATCCTCGGCCGCCACCATGGCGCTGGTCTCGCCGTCGGCCACTGGCCCGATCAGCTCCATCGCCGCCTGGCAGTAGATCTCGGCGTGCACCCAGTGGTCGTCGCCGGTCCGCGTCCAGGTCGCGTAGTTGTTGCCGTGCCCGTCGGTGGCCATCACCCGCTTGACCCGCAGGAAGTGCTGCACATAGTCCGTCACCAGGCCCTCGAGCCCCGCCGGGTTCACGACTTCCCGCGCCAGGTAGGACGCCCGCAGCGCGTCGAAGTGTCGGGTCCGGTCCAGGTCCACCGCGAACTCCTCTGCCGCCTTCTCGCGGGTCGGCTCGTCGTGCTTCGTGCCCTCCTTGCCGCCCACATAGTAGGCCACCTTCACCCGACCCTCGTGCCGCCGGGCCCACTCGAGCGCCTTGTGGTGCTCCGGCAGCGCGTCGACCACCGCCATCCGCACGTCATACCGCTCGACCAGATCGTCGAGCTCCTCCCAGCGGTCGATCTGGCCCAGGAAGACCGCCTGCCGCACCCGGCTGCCGTCGGCCTCTCGGGCGAACTTGCGCACGACCACGTGCAGCACCGCCCCGACGTCGACCCCCATCATACAACGGTCGTCGGCGATCGGCATCCGGTATCCCCGGTAGCTGGTCCGGATCAGCGTCTCGTCGAACCCGCCGCCGGTCGGCTGGTAGGGGATCCCCAGGTCCTGGTTGAACCACTGCTGCCGCTCGGTCTCGTCATAGGTGCGGCCTTTGCGGATCACGTCCCACAGGTTCGCCCGCGGGTTCATCAGCCGGTTCAGGTGGTAGCCGTGCGCCTCCCGCCCGGGCTGCTCGGCTACCCAGCGGCCGGCGGCCAACCGGTCCAGCGGCCGCCCGCACTTGCGGCAACCGACGAACGGCGCCTCCGGCTGGCCCCGCTTGTGAAACCAGCGCGAGGGCCGTCCCGCCCCGTCCACCTCCAGGATCAGGTTGACGAAGGGGTCGAGCGGCTGCTCGGTCCGGCAGCGCGGGCAGCGCACGTTCCAGCGCCGCATGTCGCTCGCCTTGAATTCGCGGTCGATCCCCAAGTCCGGCAGCGTCGGCGTTGAGATCCAGCGCACCCACTTGAGCAGGCTGTGCTCCTGCCGCTTGTCGGCCAGCGCCGGCGCCCGGGGGTCGATGTCGTCGAACTCGTCGTAGATCACCAGGTCGATCTGAGCCGTCTTGAGGTGGGGCGCCCGGCCATCCGGCCGCACGCTCCCGTGCCGCAGGTAGAAGAATCGGTTGCGGATCCGCTTGAGCGTCGCCCGGTCTCGGGCCGCTGCCCGGTACTCATCCCCCCCGAAGTCGGGCGTGATGATGCCGGCGATGTAGGGCGAGGCCTCGATCGCCAGCCCGACCCGGGCGGTCGAGAAGTCCTGCACATCGGCCGTGCCCGGCAGCAGGTACAGCACGTTGGCGCTCTTGGCGTCGCCGACCCAGAAGGCGTCCGTGATCGCCCACTCACTGGCACCCATCTGGCTGGCCTTGTCCACCACGACGTGGGGATGCTCGTCGGCGTAGAGCTCGACCAGGTAGCGGTGCTCGTCGAAGTCGAGCCGCAGGTCAGGCCAGAGATACTCCCGATGCTCACGGGCCCAGGCCAAGCGTTCGGCCGGTCCGCCGGTGGTGATAGTCCGGATCCCAGTCCCGATCGTCAAGCCGGAGAGAATCTCCTCACCGATCAACTGGTCGGCATCGGCTACATCACGCCGCCGTAGCAGCATCAGACGTCCGCCGGCAGGCGGGCCTCGCTGCCGTCCGCGCTCATGGTCGGGTAGCCCGGGGACACGCCCATCGGCAGACCTCGGAACCGCAGCCGGGCCTCGCACTGCGTACAGAGCACCATGACGTCGGCCGCAAAATGATCGATCCGTCCCGACGCGTTCGTGACCCGCAGCACGTGGACGCTGGCCTCAAAGCTCAGATGTTCACACGGCTCGATCGCCATCAGACTCCTCCGGGCGCCGGCGGGCGCCCCGGTCGCCGAGCACCCCTGCATAGCGGTCGGCGATCACCTGCAACAGTTTGCGTGCCGAGCGGGCCGGTAGGTCTTCGAACTCCAGGATCGACTCCCGGTTGATCTCCATCAGACGCCGGATATGCCAGAGCACGTCCTCAATCGGGATGAGCGTCCGCGCCTTCTCCTGCCGGCGCATCTCGGTCTCCACCGTCCGCCGCTGCTGCTCCCACACCGTCAGCAGCCCCTCCCAGGCTTCGGCATCCCGTGTCCCCACGGTGACCAGCCGTTCCATCTCCTGCAGGGCCTCCTGCGCGGTGTGCTTGCCCCGCTCCAGATCCGGGTCCCGGGCCGCTTGTTGGAAGCGAGTCAGCTGCTCCCGCACGCCCTGCCAGGCGGAGCCGAGCTCGCCCGAATCGATCCGTTTGAGCAGCGTCTCCTCTCGACCGGCCAGCAGCGCCAGCGTCCGCATGCCGCTGAGCAGGTCGCCCCGCTCGAGCGCCTGCTGATAGGTCGGCAGCAGCGCCGGCGGAACATAGCGATCGCGCCCGTTTCCTTTCCAATGAGGGCTTGCCATCCCGATCGGGCTGTCGCCGCCGTCCATCCGGCAGACCCGCATGTGAGTGTCGGGAAAGGCCGGATGCCCGCCGCCCGGCCGCGGCTTCGCCCGGTTGCTGCACTGCCTCCCAAGCCGCGGCCGCCACGCCTGACAGCGCGGCGTGCCCGCCCACTTGTGGTCCGAAGCGAAGACCGCTTCTGGCCTGAAATTGGCAGGCTTGGGGGTGCGCGGTCGGTTCTCCGCGGGGTTGCGGTCTGTCAAGGCTTGTCACGCACGCAGCTCAGCCTGCTCCACCAGCTCCTCCAGCACGACCCGGGTCGCTCCCTCGTGCGCAGCCTGCTGGCCCAAGGCCCAGCCCTCCTGGTGCGCCAGCCACCCCAGCCCGTAGGGCAGCAGCCAGATCTCCCGCTCAAGCCAGCCCCGATCGGCATAGACCCGCACGACCTCGCCCCGGCTCTTGCCCTGAATCACCAGGTGGCAGACCTGGCAGAGCGCCCCAAGGTTCCACCAGGCCAGGTTCTCCT